CAATGGGTCAGGAATCTACGCGCCAGTGTCCGGCCCACGATAACTTACGGCTTCTTCCTGCTCTTGGTCTTGATTGACATCGGGCTGTTCGTGCATGGCGTAAGAGCTGGGGCCTCGTTTGATACCTTGGCTGCCCAGTTGTGGGACGAAGGCACCCAGGCGCTATTCGCCTCGATCATAGCGTTCCATTTTGGTGGGCGAGCCTTCGGCAAATGAAGATCTCCAAGGCAGGGATTGACCTCATCAAACACTTTGAGGGAGTCAGGCTCAAGCCCTATAAATGCCCTGCCATGCTCTGGACTGTTGGCGTTGGGCACGTGATGTATCCTGACCAGCATCACTTATCAATGGATGGGCGACGGCACTTTCCGCTGAAGCCAGAGCATAAACGTAGTTTTACCGAGGCCGAAGTCAATGAACTTCTACGAGACGACCTTTATCGTTTTGAATCGGGCGTGGCAAGACTATGTGGAGCAAACCTGCCGCAACGTCAATTTGATGCTTTGGTTAGCTTTGCCTTCAACCTCGGTTTGGGGGCGTTGCAAAGATCAACCCTCAGAAAAAAACTGACCCGAGGCGACATTAAAGGCGCGGCGGATCAGTTCTTAAGGTTCAGCATGGCAGGCGGTAGAGTTCTGCCGGGACTGCAACGGCGCAGGGTCGCCGAGCGGTCCCTGTTCCTAGGGCATCAAGTAAATGCCAAAGAAGATTGATAGGGTAAGAACTACAAGCAACAGCCTTGCGATAAGCGAGATCATGCGGTCTTCTCCACAAGTACAGTTACGACCCTGACAACAGTTTCCATTGCAACTCATATCTCTTCCCCTTGTAGTCGTTTAGCCACCAAAGTTGCGTACCCTGCTACATCTACCCACGTATCGTCGTAGTTCTCATCGCCATTGATGATTCGAGCTATCTTATGGCAAATCATGTCTAGGGCCTCTTGCTGGTCTGCTTGGAGCAGTTTGCCTCGGCGCTTCAGATGTATGTTGATCGTAAATTTAAGGTCTTGAGAGACCTCGGCGTGTTTTGCAAAGACCCCGTACCGGCTGCCGCGTTCTTGCAATGTGTCGTCAATATCTGCCACAATTTCCCCTTGATTGATTATCCAAAACGGTATTTGATTGGTGTACCTAGCTGAAAGACGCTGTTCACCATCTTTGCTCTCTTTGCTTTGTACCTGCGCTGGTTTTCAGCCTTCGATGGGATTGGTGCAGGCTTGTCTTTTTTGTCCCCAATAGCGTAAATCGGCCTCGGGTATCGCCTAGCATTTTCTCCGTCTAACGTCCAGCCTTGAATGTAAACCCTTTTAGGCTTTGTCACGCTGGCCTTCATTAAGCGTCCAAGAATTGCGCCGCTTTTGTTTTTTGTTGTCCCGATGGCTGCGCATATTTCCACCGTTGTCATTGGCCCAAGTTCTGCCAGCGCCTTGAGCATCTCCTCGCCTCTTCCCCACTTCAGTCCCATTTTGGTTTCCTTTAAAAATGGCGGGGGCGCTGGGCAAACCCAGCTTACCTCTACGAGACCCCCAAAAACTTACAGCAGCTTGTCGATTTTCTTTTCAAGAGTAGCGTTGCGCTGCTCGATCATGTACTTGCCGACTTGCTCGGCAGTCATCAGGCCCTTGTCAAACTGCTCGCAGGCCCAGAGCACTTCCCAGCCGTCAATCTCGGCACCGTCCATATCGGCCAGAGCCTTGGCGCGAGCGGCTTCGTAACGGGCTTCGGTTGCTTCTTGCTTGCGAAAGTAGTTGTTCAAGTCGGTGTCGTTGGAGCAAAACATTTGGAGATCCGGTCGTTTGGTTGCGATGTGTGTATTGTGCATCGGCTACATTGCAATGTCAATTACTTTATGGAACGGCTTTACAACAACGTCTGTTTCCCGCCCTCTTCCAGCCAGCAGCTCGCGCATTCTTGCCTCTGTTTTGATGTGACATTGCAACATCGTCCTAGCGGGAAGGGTGCGAATTGCTTCGGCGTAGTCCTCAAGCACAGCTCTGATAGCAGCAATGCCCTCTCCATTCAGCCTCAAGACTTTGTGCGTTTTGTACCGCTCTCCCGCCTCTGCCAGGGCTTTCACAGCGTCATTCAGTAGCCCGCTAGCATCTAAGCACGCGCCCATTTCCGCCAAGGTCTCCATCATGTTCACAGCATCCGAGCAAGCTATCCAGTCTTGGAAAGTTGGATTCTCAGACTGTTCCAGCGACCTCAGCCCTTCGTACATCTTGAGCAGTTGCCACTGTTGTTTTGCTGCTGGCATTGGGTCGGTGCCGCTTGCCATGAGAACGTCCCAGTGCGTGTAAGTTGCTCTTGCTTGCTTATGCTTCCTCATTTTTGAACCCTGTAATTTGACTTTTTGCGTCTTCGGCGCCTTTGCTCACAATGACGAGATGCCCAATGCCTCGCAAATAAGATATCCAGTCTGTTTGTTCTGTGCTGACAACACCGCCTTTTTGCCGCTTCATTTCAACCCACATGAGCCACTGTGGGATAAAAAGATCCGGCACCCCAGAAGATACGCCTTCTACCTTGAGCCTAGCGGCTGTTGTGATGCTCCTGGCCCCCCCGTTTGGGATAGCAAAGATCCGGACGCCTTTGTGAGTCTGTCGGAACCACTTCACAAATTCGCGTTGTTCTTCGTGTTCGGTTGGTGTGTCATTCTTCGCCATTGATTGCTTTCTGTATGCGTTCTATCTTCATCTGAAGATCGACCAGTTGATACAACGCGGATCGGTAGCCTTCCCATGCTTGCTCTGCTCGTTTGCGCTCTGCCTCCAACAACCTGGACATGCGTTCAAACTGGAGTTGTTCTTTCTTGTTCATCAAAAGGGAACCTCTTCTACCCATTCGGGGCACTCGTTGAATGCGTGGGTGAATTCATCTGGCGGCTTCAGGTCAAACATTGCGCACCAGCCATCGTCCCCGTAGTTGTCGCAAGTGTGGCAACACCTCGGCACGGGTTCTTTCTTTCTGGCTCTAAACAGTACGACAACCTCAGGTTCTGGCGGTCTGCTCATTTGTTTTTCCTTTGTTCATGTCTCCACCAAAAGTACGACATATCTCTGGTGTCTAACTCCCACAAATTCATGCCAGTCAATTTGGCCTGGCATGTACGAAACTTGCGCATGGCTTTCATAAAAATTTGACGCACACGCTCTGCTGATATACCAATTTCTTTGCCTGCTTCTTGTAACGTGCAGTTGTCTAACACGCATAAAACAACAACTTGCTCTTCAACTTCAGTAAGTGGCGTGATAGCAACCAAGCGCCGTGCAAAGTCCTGGCGCAACATTAGTTCTGGATCGGTGCAGGTTGGCAAATAAGTGTCTACAGGTTCGCAAAGTTCAAGTTCAATGTGGCGGCTATACCAAATTGATTTAATTTCGCTGCACAAGTTGGCAACACCTATTTGACCGTAATGCGGGAGAGCTCTGCCTCGACTCATTTCCATTCTCTCCGTATCACTCGGTAAAATTTGCCATCCTTTTTGTACTCCACCAGTGACGGGGGATGTGAACCCTTCATTGATGCAACTGCTTCATCCAAGCTTTGCGCACTTGTATGAACTCCTGCGCTTCTGGCGATAGTGATGAAGTTTTGCGCAGCTTTCTGGCCCGCATAGCCATCATGCATGACTGGCAGATACTCGGTCACAGGGACATCACTCAGCCCCCCGTAATAAGTCACAGCCAGCATCTCTTTCCCACTGGTGCGGCTTAGGTGTTTGCGCCACGTCCAGCTTGTGACCTCCATCTCAATCCCTTCAATCCCCATGATGTCGTCAAGATGGAGAGTCAACTCCTTTTTGACGGGTGGCGGGAAAGGGTGTCCGCATGCCGGGCAAGTTATCGCAGAGATAGCGCACAGCTCGTCACAGTTATCGCAAACCTTAACAGGTGCCTCACCGTTACCGGATCCAGCCTTTTTAGGTGGCTGAACGTTGGTAATTGGCCCGTGCGTACTGACCACACCGGCAAAGTCCAGAACTAGACAATGATCGGTGTGGCTCTTTGGCCTGAGACCTCGGCCGGCCATCTGAACGTAAAGAGCTGGAGACATCGTCGGCCGAAGCATGGCAATCAAGTCAATATCAGGGTAATCAAAGCCCGTCGTTAGCACATTGGCGTTGGTTAATGCCCTGATTTGCCCTGCTTTGTACTCCTTTAGACAACTTTCCCGTTCAGCCTTCGGCATCTCACCTGTAATGCACTTTGCAGTCACTCCGCAATCATTCAGCACATCGGCAACCGCATGAGCATGCTTCACGCCAGCACAAAAGAACAGCCACGCCTTACGATCACCTGCCAGCCTAATGACTTCTTGCACAGCAGCTAGGTTGTTCTCGTCCGTGTTCACTGCGGCCTGCAACTCGGACTCTATGTACTCGCCACCTCTTTTGTGTACACCAGCGACATCTAGCTGAGACTTGGTTACTTTT